CCGATTACTGTTGCATCGAACATGTAATCGAGGAATCTTGCGGATTGCTCAGGATTGAGCAAACCTCCCTTACCCTCGGAACCTACGTGAATTCCGTCGGTAGGGTTTGCAGAACCTGTCATGCTACCTGTTAAAGTAGAATTTGCTTCTGCTGCTTTTGCTAATAGTTCATTACTCATTAGTTTTTCACCTTACCCTTATTTTGTTAATTCGCTAACGGAACCGAGGAAAGTGCCGTTCCATTTTGATTTTTTGATTGTTGTTACTCCAACTGACCCGCCAAGGTCAGAGGACTTCTTGATTGCAGTGTCTGATTCTACTGCGTCAACTCTTTTTTCAACTGTGTCCATAATAGACTTAATTGAATCAACTGCTGTTGAGAGTTCTGTGTGCTTTTCTGCTAATTCTGAAATTCTCAAATCGACATTCTTGCTAAAAGCTTCGACTGTTTCCTTGATTGTTGAAACCTGAGCAGCGTTTGCCTCAGAGGCCTTTTCCAAAGTCTCTGAGAAGAAACCCTTAAGGTCGCCTAGCATTTTAACAAAGTCAGGTGATTCCTGAGCTGTTAGTTCTGCTGATTTTTCCAGAACTTCGGCAGAAGTTTCTTCAGCTACAACTTCAGCAGATTCTTGTTCTACTGGGGCAACTTCTTCAATAATTTCTGCAGGTGTTTCTACAACTGCTTCTTCTACTACTGGAGTTGCTTCTGTTACATTAAGCTTTTCCACTTCATTTCCTCCTTCTGCAATTGCCGTATTTATATTTTGTGTTTCAGGCAATGTTTGCAATCTTGATCTACGTGAATCAAGAATTTTTTCTATTTCTTTTGCTTTGTTTGTATCGTTTGATTCTACCCAACCGATCAACTCTGTTTTCTTACCAGTGACTGGAGACAAGTATTCTGCTTCTGTTGACATAAATACAGAATCACTTTCTGCACAATAAAAAATATTTTCCATCTTAACGTCTGCCGCTATTCCTTTAAATACCATTTGTCCATTTACTTTCTCAATAGAAAAAATGTTACATAGTTCATTTGCTGGAGAATCAACAATTGATAACTCAACTAATGAATAGTCTTTGATAAATCTTATAGATGCGCCTGTTGCTTTGTTAACTTCATTGTCTGATTCTAGAATCTTTCCGCCTATTGAAAAACCTGTTAGAGTTCCATCTAGCACTTTCTCCCAGGTATCTTGTGCGCCTTTTGATATGTATGCGTCAACATAAACTCCATTATAAAATTCTTTTGTTTTTGGATCATAAAAAGTTTCTGGACGGAATGATGCAACCTTGCCAACTGCAAGAGGTTGGTGCATCTCTCTTAGATTACCTCTAAAGCTTTCAAACGCTTTCATGCTAGCTTCTTGGGTAACGACATCACCAGTCTGATCCAGGTTGTCTAACGTTGCAAATCCTGAGACTGTTCTTTTTTCTCTATTGACCTTTGTAAATGGAACTGATAAGTTAATAGCATTTCCATTGGAAGACCAATGTGACTTTTCGATGATCATATGTTATATATTATAGAGATTGTTGTATAAAAAGGCAAATAAGTAGTTGAGCAGGACTAGTTGACTTGTCTTCCGTCTCCCTTTGCATTTCTGCCTTCCCCCGATTTATCTGGGGAATTTGCTGATCTTTCTTGGTCACGGGTTCTGCTCTGAGTAGCCTGAGCCTTAATTTCGGCTGCCTGGGCTGCAAGATCTACTGGGACATCTCCACCTTCACGTGGGACCATTCCCATTCTTACTCTAATTTCATTTGGAGTAATTACCTGGAATCTAAGATATCTTTCATCTATCTTGGACTGGGTGTCTGCATCAGTCAAACTTAATTCATTAAACTTAAGCTCTAAAGCATCTGTCATCTCTTGAATTATTTTATTCAATTTCTTTTCTAGATTTTCTTGAGCTGGACGACATACCTGCTCTTTAAATGTCTTATCTGCATCTCTCGCTGCAGCCAAGTTGATTCCAGCTGGTGTACCAATTTTGTTAATTGGCACTCTATGAGCCATTAATATTTCATCCCTATTGGAATTTCTATATTTTTCAAATGAGCCTTCTTGAGCTCCTGCTTCAATTGGCTCCATTTTAAATTCAGTTTTTGAATCTGGAGAATCTGGAGGGAGTGGGATATATAGGGATCTGTGATTCTTTCCTCTTAAGCCCACTTGGAAAAACTCAAGCAATTTTCTTTCAGACTCTGGAGAAAGCTTTGCGCCTTTTACTGTAATAATATATCTAGGCACCGCTTTATTTTCAAAGTAATCTAGGTTATACTTTCCTGCAAATTCATTTCCAGCCATAGCATTCTGAGCAGCAATAATATCTGGAATGCCATAATAGTTGTTCTTAGGCGTGTATTTCTTTAAATGAATAATTTCATTAGGTCTATCTTCTTGGCCTGCGATAGGATTAACTGTTTTAGTATCCCCAAAATTTCTAAAAAATACTGCCTTGCCGTAAAGCAATTGTATAAAACCGTCTCTAAGGCGTCTCACACGCATTGTCTTTGACGGGATGTGTCCGATGTATCCTATCTTGCCAGTCGTCGTTCTACCGACCTCCAGGTACCCATTACCAGTAGCCTCTATGTCGGTGTAGAACTTGATAAGAGTTTCTTTAAATGTTTCATCTTCATTGCAATCTTCAAGCCACTGATGCAAGTCTTGTTTAATTCTATTTAACTTTTTACGAGCTCTCTCTAACTGCTTTTCATCTTCAATTTCTTCAAGAGTGTCTGTTGTCTTTTTTGATTCAATAAAGTCAAATCCGAGGCCGACAATATTTGCAACCTTTGCATTTATTGCGGCATAGTTGTATGGAGAAATTTCATAAATTGTAGAAAGATAATCTAGGTTGTACTCTGGTTGTATTAAATCAAATGTAGCATATCCGCTTACTGCTTGTTGATGCTGTAACTGTTGGCTTACAGATCCATCTTTACCTACAAATGCTTTTTGTAAATCTCTGGATACTTTTCTTCTAAACGAAGGGCCAAGTCCTGATAGCTTTAAGACTTCTTCCGCATCTATATCAAATAGGTCGTCAGTTTTTTGCGTTGTTGGATTATTAAATCTCATCCAGTCGGCAACATTAGATATTTCTACACTATCTGAAAGTAAGTCGTCTTCATATTCTTTCATTTTTTAGGACCCCTAAGTTTAGCCATTTCTTCCTTGTGAACTCCTATGTCCAGAGGATCTGGGGTTAATCCCCATCTTAATCTTTGCTTTTGATACTCAAACTCTTCATCATCAATTTGTCGGCTTCCTTCAATAAACTTAGGCTGACCCTCTTCAATTCCATAATGCGCTACAGCTTTTGCTAGCATCTCAATTCTTTCTTTATTGCCAAACATTGATGGTATTGAAAGAAAGTTATTGTCTTCATCGCCGATCCATCTTCCGTCTGGCATCTCCCAGACGTAGACTCCTAACCTGGTTTCACCAGATTTCATTTGGGCGTTAATTCTTTTGATGTCCATAGTTAATTATTTTACCATCTTTACATACATAAGTCCAGCTTTTTGTCATACATCCTGACAAAATTACAGTATTTGGAACACGACCCTGTCTCTTGAATAGGTTCTTACCGACTCTTCTGTCATCTCTATAGAAGAAACAGATACTGAAGGCAAGGGTTTTCCTATATAAAGATCATAATGGTCTTCGTGGCTAATGTCTGCATCTGCATAAATTGCTATATTTTGGTATAAGTTATTATCTAGTACCCCTGATCTAACCCCCAATAACTGCTTACCGTTAAACCACATTTGGCCCGACACGGCTGATAAAGTTTTGATTAAAATGTAATTTGGGTCATCAAGATACAAGTAAGAGGATATGTTTGTAGCAGAAGAAGCATCTTGTCCGTTTATATAAACATTGGATATATTTGATTTAGATATTGCTCCTCCAGCTGCCCAGGAAAAATAGGTTTCTGTTGTGCCAGTTTTATTAAAAATAAGGTATCCAGTAGATAGGGATTTTGGGGTAAGTATCATTTCAATATTCCTATTGTCCCCCGACATTTCTATAAAAAATGCTGAAGAGTTTGGCCTTATTCCATTATCGTATTCTCTTTTCCTTACTGGATAGCTAGAATTAGAAATATCTATATCCCAAACAGATCCGCTGGTTGGTTGAGATATTGATAGGGTGCTTCCCCCAATATGGGCTGACATATTTTTTTGAGAATAAAAATTAATTCTAAACGAGTACAGTTCTGGTATATAAACGCTTGAGTTCGTAGAAGAAAAAACAAATTTAAAATATAGTATTTTTGTTGATGAAAAAGAAGATCCTTGTGTAAAACCTGGGATAGAGGATCCATTTACACAAGGTTGCCAAGGACCTGTTTCAGAAATCTCAGAAACATAGACAGAAACTCCAGTCGATGCAACCCAAGAGATCTTTGATGAAATATATTCTTTTGTTATATTTAAAACAATGTCTTCTACAAACTCTCCTGTTAGGGAGCCTGGCTTTAAATACAAGCTATTATTATTTTTATTATGAGCTAAATTTTCATTACTAGATATTAATGGTTCCCACGGTGCTCCGTCTGGGTATTGGTATCTTGTATCTATCTTTTGATATTTTTCTGAAGCAACAAATAGTTCTCCTCGATCAGGCGCAGAAACCTGCTCATCTGTGTTTAAAAATAAATTATTATAATTAGATAGTATTGCTGAATGAGAAAGAGCATATCTATAAACGGCTGGGCTGTCAATTAAAAAATATTCATTATTGGAAGTGGGGCCAACTGAAAGGGAAACGCTTGTATTGGTAAATTTTATAGATAAAGATTGTGATGCTACAAGAACTCCGTTTAAATATAAACTCATTGATGACACAGAGTAGACTCCCACAATATGCATTGTCATGTTGGGATTAGGAACAGAGTAATCAATTCTTTCGCTCTCTAGTTTAAAAACAATATTTCCTTTATCCCAGTA